AAAAATTTAGTCTTTCCACTCTGATTCTTTTCAAACCATTTAAAATTGTCAAATGATATGTCCATAGAATCTTGGAAACGGTTTTCAAATGTAACTCTAGGTGGTATATCTAAGTTTGCAGCCACATCGCTATTAGCTTCTAACCAATGAAATATTTTTTCTCGTATCGTGCTATCCCATTTTAAAGCTCCGGTGGCAATTTGGAATCCTCCCGAGTCACCAAATACAAATGTACCATCATCTAACCCTAACTGATCTCTAAAGTCCATTTTCTTGTAATGGTGTCCTGCAGTTACCAGGAAGTATGGGTGTCTCCATTCTTCGGGGTATTCTTTGGCAAAGAATCGCATTGTAGTGCCATCTTCAAATTTAGTATCTTTTTTAAATGCAGATACCATACTACCTGCAGATAATGAAGGTATATATAAAAACTCTTTTCTATCCATTTTGCTCCTGTTCTAATAAATGTTTGCAATATGCTTCTTCATGCCACACATTGATTTCTTTGTCATAGTCGTTTGCTATGATATAACCTTCCATTTGTCGACCTAAATCAGAAACAATCGGAAATCTCATAGTTTGAAAATTATTTCCACGATCAATAACATGATCAAATGTCCTTAAGCAGTCATGTACGTCAAATGGTTGATATAACTTGTCTTGCGGAATAAATTCTGGAAATGATCTGAAATTTGGATATACAACATCGCACCCAAACAGAGTAGCTTCTAATACTGTCCAAGAAACATAGTCTTGAAGAGCAGAGTTAAACTGTATTCGTGCTGTGGATAATTGTTCATAATATTCTTGTTTAGTTAGATTATGCATACAAACAAATCTAGGTTGTCGTTTTTCTAATTCATGCATTGCCCCCAATACTCCAGGTAAAGAAGATTTAAACTCTTTACCAGATGTAGTTACGTGCCATGTCCAATCCGGATTATCTGCTAAAAATGCTTCGGCTACTTCAAGCATAAAAAATGGATTTTTTTCTTTGTCTAATCTGCTAGAATATACTACGGTATTTTGTCGTTGATCTAATGGATTATACTTTGGATTTTTATTTAATGCCATTTCTGCATGTAATGGAAGTGAAACAACGTGTATCGGGGCTTCAAATCCTGCTTGTCTGAGTTGTTCTTTGTGAATAGTAGATCCTACAAAAATACCTGTCATTCGTTTGTCTAATCCTAATTCAAATCCTCTCATCCAGTTTTTCATTGGATATGTAAAGTCATATTCATCTACACTTTGTGCGTGAAGCATTGAATAAAATTTTAAATCAATACCATATAAATCTATTGCATATAATATAGACTCAATACCCGGATGCCAATAGTCTTGTAAGAATATTATGTCTCCGTCTTTAACCTCATCTCGATTCAACATGTCCAAGAAATTTGAACATTGGCTCATAGCAAACTTGCCTCTGCCAACTGCATCTAATACAACTCCGATCTTTATTTGCTGATCGGGATCGAAGTCTCCTTCAATATCTACGAATTCTAATTGATCTGCATATGGCTCAAAAGTAGCCGGCATCCATTCTTTTGATAGCTGATATGTATATCTAGCTTTTAATGGCTCTAGGCCAAAATAAAATAATTTTCTCATCTTTCTATTATTGCTCCGTTTTCCCAATCTTCCCATACTTCTACTTTGTATAAATAACCAGGATTATTATTTAATATCCATTCTCCAATGTCTTCACAACTCATTCTACCAAATTCTAATATATTACCACCAAAATTAGTTCTTAATTGTTTTTTTAATCTTCGCTGCATCAAGATAAACTCTTCATCTCTGTCTGTATGACTTACCTTTGCATAACAACGAAATCCAAATTGATGTCGATGTCTATCTGATAAAAATGCTACTTCTGGAAATATGTCTTTAGCTTCTGGCCAATTATGAAAGCCTTCCATGCTAAATGATACTACTACACTATATTTCATATTTTTTCGTCAAATTTATAATTATCTGGATTAATTTCCATCATATTGCATTTAGTAACCTGATGCACACGATACCAACCAGCATCTACACTAAATGTATCTGTGTCTTTAAGTTTTTGCAATGCCTCGTCTTGAATACGATATATAACATGGCATCGATTAAATATGTCAGGAGGAATACATTCTAATACATGCCCATCTGCTTCTATAGTTACTACACAATTAGTAGTGTCTAATATCTCTCGAATTGGATCTATTAATAAAGGATCTATTTGTTGAAACTTTTTCATGTATTCTATAGTAAAATAATAATGAGGATAGTCTCGTAAATATTTTACATCAATACCTTCGCCTATATCTCGAACAAAGTATGTCATCATGTCTGCATAACGACCTTCTACTTCTCTACCGCGCCATTGATCTTTTCCGTACATATAACTTTTTTATTTATTATAATAAATTTATTCTTATTTTCCAAAGGAAAAGAATTTATTCACTGTATTATTTTCTGGTAATTTACCCCAATTCATTGCAGCATAGAAATCATCTATTTTACCTTGCAGATCTCGTTCGAACATTTTGTCACGATCAATATACATGTTAACAAATTCAACTAATTCAGGTGGATCTTCATATCCACGAAGTGCCATGGTATCGAATCCATATGGATTATTTTTAAGATATCCCCATTTAACCTTTTCGCCGTTTTTAATTTCAGTAACATCAGTTTTTAGTTGTGTTAACATATCATTGAAATTTATTGCAGATTTAACATGAGCAGGAGTTCCTGACATATATCCGGTAAACGGCTTACGTGCTTTTGTGTATTTAGAAACCTCCTTGACACCAGAATTTTTCATTACGTCTAATACATTGGACTTTTGTATAGATTGTTTAAAGTCAAATATAACATCAGAAGTATCTGTTTTGCTTTTTTCTTTTAACACACACCACAAAGTTTCTTTCATTATCTTTTTGAAATCTGTTGGGAAACTACTTCTAACTACATCTAAACCTTTGATATCCATTTTATCCGTAGGTTTTCCTTCTTTGAATATAACCCATTGAGCATATCTCTTTTTTGCTATCCAAAGACCAGATTTAGCAACATATTCTTGTTTAATTTGAAATTGATGCTTTTTTGTATTGTGAAAATGCACAGCATACTGATCATACATAGTGTTAACATATTTTTGTATTTCAGATGCTACTTCATTTGTCTTTTCAATCATAAATTGTTCGTTAGTTTCATCATATCCAGGATAACGCTTTTCTATGAGTGGCAATGAACTAACAAATGTAGAATCAGTGTCTGTATAAAAACTAAATTCTGCTTTGTTACCGTTTGCATTGATAAAATGATCTTTACCAGTTTCTTTAGCATAATATGCATTGATTGCTTTTGCAGAAAATTTAATTACGCTTTGACCTGTTGCTGTAATAGCACCTGCATTGTCTAGGTCATGGAATCGGAAAGTTTTTAGTCCTAATACTCCATAAAATGAATTGAGCAACACTTTTTGTGTTAATTGCAATGCATCATAAAATTTATACTCTTCAGACCCAACTTCAAATTCATCTCGCTTGTTTTTATATTCAACACGCTCAATAAACCATTTTTTAAGAATTGCTGGCAAGAATCCAATTCTAGATGTATCATACACTGCCCCGTTACTAGCAACCGTATATTTATTGTCTTGCAACCATTGTTTCACATCTGGTATATCTTGATTGTTAATTGTAACAGAGACTGCATCGGATTGTAATAAGTATTCTTGATTCCAATTTTCAATAACTCCAATTTTAGTTTCTGGAGATATGTTCAAACTCATAATGATGCTTGGATACAGTGAAGTTAAATCTAAATCGTATATCCATTTGTATAATCCTGGAATTGGGGGCATTACATATGCTCCTGCTAATGCATCTTGTCGTTCTTCTTCGATAAATCGAAATTGTTTATTTGGGGCAACATATCCGTTACGCTTCAAGTCTACAATAGCAGCACCATCTAGATACTTAGATGCATAATACACATCTTCATAAGGAACATGTCCTTTATGGCATATGGTTCTTGC